GGCGGTCACGCTGCATCTGGAATTGAATTTCCCCGCTACCCACAAAGACATAATGCGCCTCACCTGCCCTATGCAGGGGACACCAGAGCGGCTAGCGGGGTGGTGGCTCCGGCACCGCTTTTGTTGTACCACATCGGAGGCTGTGGCGGGCCTGTTTAACAAGACGCTGCGGCAGACCTGCGGCTGCCGAGCTTGGGGTTAGGCGGCTCAACAAAAATAAGGGTCGTCGTATTCTGCCCAGCATGTAGGGCACAAGGGTTGTGGGTTGCGAGGCGCTCCTTTTATTGTCCACCGATCTTTTGTCACGAACTTTCCGCAGTCGCAGCAGTTCTTCAGGTAAACAACCGGGTTGGCCGCCGAACCAGCCGATGCAGCGGAAGGACTTTCGCGGCCCATTCCCGGCAAACAGTCGTGACAAATACATCCTTCGGGGTGTGTAAATCCGCTCATCATGTCCTCCGCTGACCTCAATCGTTACAATCGTTAAAAATGCTCCTCCATCTCCTCACTTGGCCAATCCCCGGTGCGCTGGAGATAGTACAGCGACATGGCCAGAGGGGAGAGCGCCAGCGGTATGTCTGCCATGCGCCGGGTCACTGTCACCCGCTTGCCGCAGGCTTTGCAGTTTTTGTGCGGGCAGGTGTCTCGGCAGTTACTGTCCACTGGAGTCTCTGGCTTTATCAAAATTATCCAGCGCAGACCATAGCGCCCTGACGTGCGACCACTCACCACCATACCGCCACATCGCTGGTTCAATTCCTTCCGATAAGACTCGGCCTTCTCTTTCCAAGTCATCTCACCATCTCCAAGTCCTTCCACGTCCTGAAGGCGCTCAATCTCAGTGTTGGCTTCTACGAGGTCGGCGGTTAGTCTGACGACTTGGCCACGAAGTTCGTGTATCTCCTGAATGTACTTCATCTTGTCACAGCAAGGCTGCATTCTTTCACCACAATACGGACAACTCATAATTCCTCCATTATTTTAGCAGCACTTCCCGCTGATACCGTACCACCGGCTTTCCTGCTTCCTCGGCGCGGCGTTCCACCTCGGCCCATTCCGCTTCCGTCCAGCGGATTTGCTTGATAACCGTGCGGGTAGGCTTGCGGCTGAGTGATCCGGGAGGTCTGCCGCCGTTTCTCCATCCGCCCTTAGGCATTTCTTCCCTCTTTTATTTTTGCTAGGCATTTGCTGCATTTTTGGTCTTGAGAAAGAAGGTTCCACTCGCTCGATGAAAGCACTACCACGTTATAGCGGTTGCCGCTTCCCTTTGTTCCACAAAGCGGAATTCCTTTTTTCCCTGCGTGGTATTTGCTGTTCATCTCGTCCTCCTGTTTAAGTTGAGTCAACTATAACAGGGCGCTTACTGCGCGTCAACTATTTAAACAAGGAAATGGCGAAAATATTTATTTTTTATTCGTAGTCTCCATAGCCGCCAGGAGGCTTTTCCAGATCGACACCAAGTCTGTGATAATTTTCCTGAATCCTGTTGCCTGATGCAGCAAAACCGGCATGGGGATACATTCCGTCAAGCTTCCTGATGCCGTCCAAGTATTTCTGCCGGGTAATCTTCCCGGACATTAACGCCCGGACCAGCATGACGGTGTTTTTAGCAAGGCCATCAGCTCGGGGATTCAGTGTGTTGTTGACGGCTACTTCCATCTGCCGCTTCTCTTGCGAAGCTCTCGACTCACGAATGGATGCCGAGATTTCTTTTATCGTTTTGACCAATGTGACGGGGACCGGCAATGTGGTGAAGTCTGATTCCAGTTTTCGCATCAAGGGAACAGCAACCTCATTTGGTTCGCCCTCCAGATCGCGGAAAAGAATTTGTTTTGCCGGATCGGAGTAGCTACGGTTATACATCCCCTCTATTGCCTTAACCATCTGGTCGATATATTGCCGGGTCATGCTACCCCCTTCCAGTCTTTGTAAAAGTCAGTTTCGGTGATGGGGATGACGCTGTTGCTGTTAATTTCATCTTCCCATCTGCGCTTCTTTATCCAGCGTTCAGGGTAGGGGATATATTTTCCGTCATCCTCGTTCCATTCCCTGCTGATCTTGTAGGAAGACAACGCCTCCATCATTATGGCTATTAGGCTTTCTCCGGGGGATAGCTTCACCCATTCCTTATAGGCTTCTGGCTTTTCTTTTTTCTTCGGGTACTCGACCCAAAAATTTTCAAACTCGCGGGAATACTCCATTCCCTTTCCTTTCCTTTTCCCTTCCTTTCCTTTCCCTTCCTGGGCACCCGGAAGCTTCTCGGGTGCTTCCCCATTGCTTCCCTGTGTAAGTTCTTGCATTTCAATTGGTTCCGGGTACTTTGAATCTTCCTGTGCTTCCTTCCCTGAAATGCGCTGATGATCAGCAAAGGTTGGGATATAACCGTACTCTTTTTCCTCGTGAATCATGTGCCGAATGAAGCCGTTTTCCCTGAGAAGCAACAGGGAAGCACCCAGGTCAAAATTTAGAAATGGAAGGATGTCCAGCTTGAGATATTTCGGACGCCAAGGGAAAACCCCGTTCTTGTCGCATTGAGTGAATAGGGCAATAAAAACCAGCATCGGGTGTAATTTGTGGTGTTTCTCCTGTAAATCCTGCAACTCTTCGTGCCGGAAAAGTTCAGGCTTGACTGTTCTTATCCGTGCCAATTGCGCCTCCTGCATCAAATAAAAAACCCCCTGCCCAGGCGGTCACGACGCCATGGACAGAGGGTTGTCGGGCAAGGCCCGTACTGCTATCAAGTTTCAGGATACCACATGTCGTGACTATGTTGCACCCTGCCTTAATTTCCTCACTATCCTAATAAAATCAAACTAAAGTTGCAAGAAAAAATTGTGCTTTGCGGTAATTGACCGCTGTTAATTTTCTGTTATTAGTTATCGTGGGGGGAGATGGGCTTTTCGGCAATCGGCGCACACTTCGACGCCAGCACCACCAGCACCTTGTCACCGCGCTTGATCAGGTATTCTGTTGCTCCGCTGCGGATGGAGCGGCAGTGGTGTTTGACCTGCCAGACTTCGCCTCGGTAGGTGACGAACATGCGGCCTCCTTGCCGGTCCAGATAACCGGCTGCTCCCCTTTGCGCCAGACGATCCATGATGCGGAGCCGTGGATGCGGCAGGCCAGCATCCAGCTTAGTTTTCGCCGCAATGCCTGCTCCATTGCCTGCTTCTTGTAGCGCGGGATATCGATGGACTTGCAGTTTTTCACCTCCACGGACCAGCGTTGGCCATCCGGGGATTCCGCGATGATGTCCTCCACCTTCATGCCGCTGCTGGTTTCGATAACCTGCCAATCGCGGTCGCGGAGGAGGTGGGCGAAGGTGGATTGACCTAGCCTCCCTTTGGTGCGCTGTGATTTGCTCATCACATGGCCTCGTCCGTTCCGAACATGTCCTCGGTCTGCTGGTCGAAACGATGGCCGGCTGCTGCGGCTTCCAGATTTTTGCAGGCTTGCCGGAAATAACTGGATTTCAGTTCAATGCCGACACCTTTTCTCCCGGCCATGACCGCGCTGTAAACCTCCGAGCCTACCCCCATAAACGGGGTCAGGACGGTTTCGCCGGGATTGGATCTCAGATTGATGGCCCGGTCGATAACGTCCAGTTGCAACGGGTGAACGTGCTTTTCGTCATCCGGCTCTTTGCAGTCCTGATAGGGGAGAACTCGCTGCATCCGGATGTCATCCCATACCGAAGAGGCGTAGCGCCGCCAGATCCAGTGCGAAAAGCGGTTTTCCGTCTGCTTACCTGTCCATCCCCGGTATTTGAGGATATCGGAGGGCATGGGGCATTCCCCGGCGTATTCGAGCAGTCCATGCGTATGAGTAACCGGGATTTTGTTCTCGCCTTTCTTGCGGAACATCAGGAGGTAATCGGCAGAGGCCACCCCACCATAGACGCCATCGTCAACGATGGTTTTGTGGCTCAGATTCTTGGTCATGGTGCGATTTCTGACCCATAGCGGCTCCTTCCAGATGGTGTGCCTGGCGATCATCTTGAAGCCGCACTTTTCGTGCAGGCGGATAATGTCGCCGGGAAAGTCGATCAGATAATCGTCTTTTCCGCTGTTGCTGGAAGGAATGTCGGTGCAATGCACGGCGGTAATCCGTCCCGGCAGGGTCAGTCGTTCAATCTCCCGCACCACATATTCGTAGTGCTCAAAAAACTTCCAATAGTCGTTATTGGACAGGTCGCGCTCGTCGCTGGAATAGACATACAGGCACGAGCCGTTGTTTGAGGCAAACGGCGGTGAATAGATGGACATATGCACCGAGTTTTTCGGCAGCCCCTGCATGACCTCGATGCAATCCGAGTTAAAAGCCGCATACTTCTCCGTTGTCACCTGATCAATTACCATATCAATTACCTCCGTTTAGCCATGCCGGAATGGTCATGGATTTTGTTATACGATTTTCCTTCTCGATGCCCATGGCGTTGTTCATCTGAGCAACTAGGTTGGAAAACATCTTATCTGCGGCCTTGGCTTTCCGTTGCAGGTTGGCCATTACTTTGCGCTCGCCTTCGGTGGTGACAATATCCACCGTGACCGGGTTCTTCTGGCCAAATCGCCAGCAACGGCGCACCCCTTGGTAAAGCTGTTCGTAAGAGTGGGATGGGAACAGCGCCATATGATCACAGTGTTGCCAGTTCATTCCCCAGCCGGCAATCTTCTGCTTGGTTACAAGAACCCGCGCCTGGCCGTCAGTGAAGGCCATCATCTTCTCTTCTTTTTTCTCGTCGCTGTCTTTGCCGCTGACCTGGACGCAGCCGTTAATCATCTTCTCGAGGGTGTCGCCTTCTTCGTTCAAGTGGCACCAGACCAAAGCCGGCTTGCTGTGGTTGACCAATTCCGCCACCTTCTCGCAACGTTCGATGATGGTACGCTTGCGCTCCTCGCGTTGCTCCCGAAGATCGCCGGCAGGCAGAGCAAACAGCATCCCCTCCGGTGGGTTGTCGGACACCACAAGGTGCTCATTTTCGATCAGCGGCGGCAGGATAAAATTGCGGTCGTCAAATCCCAGGTCGGAAGGCTTGCGCATGGCCCGCGCCCAAGAACATACCCATTGCCAGAACGGCAACTCTGCATGACCGCGAAAACGCCATTTAGGAGCCTCACCGTACATCCGGCGCATGGTGGTGTTGTTGTTGTCGTTCTTGAAAAAGCGATTAAGCATGTCGGTAAAGCCGAGATACCCTAGCGCCTCGCTGGACGTGCCAAGCTCAAGGTAATCGTTTGGGGCCGCCGTTGCGGTGGCAAGCAGCCGGTACGGGATCTTGCGCATAAACTCCGCGACCTCTTGCCTCGTTGCGGAATCGGCGCTCTTTATCCTACTGGATTCGTCGCAGACCACCCCGGCAAAGTCGCTGCTGTCGAACAGATGCAGCTTCTCGTAATTGGTTACTACGATCTTGCCGTTGACCTTGCCATCGTTGGAGCGGTGGGCCTCGATGCCGAACTTGTCAGCCTCGCGGATGGTTTGGGCGGCAACGGCCAGCGGGGTCAAAACGAGTACCGGCCTGTTGGTGTGCATGACCACGTTTTGCGCCCAGGTCAAAAACTGCATACTCTTGCCAAGACCGCAATCTTCAAGCAGTGCCCCGCGCCCCTTCCACAGTGCCCAATCGATCATTGCCTGCTGGAAGTCGAAGGCTTGAGGCGGCATCCACAGCGGGGAAAAACCTGTGTTTGCCCCTGACTGTGTTTTCTGCGCAATAAAATTGAGATAATCCATCACACCCTCTCTTGATACCGCGATACGATATGCGGCGTCGGCCCGTAACTCTGCATCTCCTGCCATTGCAGCGCCCCGGCGATGGCCTGCTCCAAGGCTCTGCGTGCCTGCACCGGATGCTCTGCGGCGTTGGCGGCTAACAGGTCGGCAATGACCTGTTTCATGGTTAACACCATGCGCGTCTGTCGGTGGATCATCTGTTGTCCTTTGTCACACGTAGCGCCACTTGAAAAGCTCACACTTAGGACAGGCGTCGTTGTAACCGCTTGGAAGTTTACTGTTTGCGACTATCGTTGGCTCCCCGTATTTTCTCTCACTCCATTTGTGCCCGTCGCATGCGCAGTACATCTCTACCTCTTCTCCGGTCACAAGCTTTATTTTGTCCATCACTTCACCTCGTAGTAGCCGCGTTTGCGGTTCTTGTTTATGACGTACTGCCGGCCATGGTGCAGGGCGATGCCGCCGTATGCTGCATACGCCAGTCGCTCGGCAGTCTCGGCGGCGTGCTCCATGTCGCAGTATTCCTCAACGATGCGCTCGATTGATTCGCGGGCGTCGATGGCGCAGATGACCTCATTGGCCTCTGCGATCACTTTCAACATTTGACCGCGAAGGGTGGGGAGGTCAACGATAAGAGGATATCTGTAGCTCATGCGCCCTCCAGACTGTCGGCCAGCATCCGCAGCTTGCGGGCTTTCTCCTTGTTGGCCGCATTGATCTTGCGCAATTTGTTGCAGGGTGCGCAAATTGGCCCAGGGATGCTGTACTGCTTCAAGTGCTGTGCCGACATGGATGGCTTGCCGCACGCGCAAAGGACGGGCGGTTTTGGCGCTTCTGGCACGTGTTGGATGCCGGAGAGTGCAATGCCGGTCTTGCAAGTGGTGTTGTAGCATGGATTGCCCTTCATCCGCTGCCGCATCAAGCATTGAGATTTGAAGTAATTGTCACGTCCTGAAGTGTCGGCCTGCGGGCAATTCATGTCATGCTCTTGCGGGCGCCGGTAAAAGGCGCTGCCTTCCTGATTCCAGTTGAGCCATTGCGAGTTCAGCACAGTGGTCACGTTTGCCTCCTGCAAAATAAAATTAAAGGGGCTTCTGTTTGCGGTGGAAGGTGATGATGCTTTCCGAGATGAACCGGGACAGGTTGAACCCTTCCGCCCGGTGCTTGAGCTGTTCTACTGCTCGCTCTGCTTCGTCGGTGAGCCTTACGGTGGTTCTTCTCAAGGCGGCCTCCTTTCTGATTAATTGGTAATGCACTGTAACGTTTTTGACATACTGATGCAACAAAAAAATACAGCCTAAGCCATATTTTTTATTGCCCGTCCAGCATCCGCTGCACCCGCTCCAGCAGCTCCTCCTCATGCCCGTATCGCGCCCGGAAACTCTTGCGGGCACGGTGGATGGAGAAGGGGCCGGTATGGTGCTCCCTACAGAGCGGTAGTGTCCGAAAATGGTCTCTGGTCTTGTTCTGCTGGTGGATGCAATGGTGGGCTTCGGTTGGGAATGCTCCGCAGACGATGCAATTCATCTGGTGGATGCGGTCGAGGTGCTGGCGCTCTTTGGCGTTCACATGTCCTCCGTCCCTGGCTGCGGCAAATACAGGTGCAGCCGTTCAATACAGTATCGGTCGATAGCGTCCATAAACTCGCTCATTTCCTTAGTGCTCAGCTTCGTGGTCGTTCTCGGCACCTTGACCACTTCACCGCCGACTTCTACCATTCGCGCCGGGAGAAACTTCTCTTTGAAGAACTCGTGTAATTCTTCGGCGCTGAATATCTGCCCGGTGGAGTCGGCAATGTGCATGCGGATCACTTCCAGCCGCTTCCAATGCAAAGAGTTCTGCTGGAGGCTCCTAGATGACTTGTGAGGCTTGATCACCACCTCCATCAGCGGCTCACTCGGCAGGCTACGGAGGATCTGGCAGGCTCGGTCGATGATGGCGGGAGAGCGGAGGATAAACTTCTGCATGGGTGCTCCATCCCCGGTGGATGGACCACCGGGGCAGTAAGTGGCAGGCTAGAAAGGTAAATCTTCGGGCATGACATAATCATCCTGCGCAGGTCGGCTGCTGCGCTCTGCCGGTCGGGATTCATGGCGCGATTCGGGTTTGCCGCCAAGTAGTTTCATTTCGCCGACCACCACTTCGGAGATGTAACGCTTGTTGCCGTCGCGGTCGTCATAACTGCGCGTTTGCAGCTTGCCGGAGATAAAGACCATCTGCCCTTTTTGGATAAATTGGCCGCAGATTTCACCCAGCTTGCGCCAGGCGACAGCGTTGACAAACTCGGTAATTTCCTGCTTCTCGCCGTTCTTGTCTTTCCATTGCTCGGATACGGCGACGGTGAAGTTTGCCACGGCGTCACCGCTGGGGGTATATTTGAGTTCACAATCCTTGGTCGCCCTTCCAATAAAGTTACACTGATTGAGCACGTTGCCTCCTGTTAGGTGGTGAGCCTTAAATGGCTTGCAGCTTTCCGATGATATCTACATTCTGAGTCGCAACTTTTCCGCCAGAATGTCAACGTCTGAATTAAACAAGGTGACGGATTCTCTGATCTCCCAAATCAGTTTTTCATCTCTGTGTAAGCGGCAAATGAATAGCTGCAAGGATACCGGCACTTCTGGACAGTATGAAACGAAATCATTCCACTGCCTGCCGGTGCAGTCCATCTCTGCTTGCATCTGCTTGATGTAATCGGTTGGTACTGCTTCGCCAAGCAGGTATTCAATATGGATTCCAGGAATCGGGCACTTGATCTGGATAAGGCCATCTTTGCCGACAAGACCATCAGGCGATACCCCATATCGCTCGATCTCCGCATGATCGACAAAGCATATCTGTGCCACGTCTACGCCAGCAACAAACTCATATGCAGTTCTTGCCATCGGTTCAAGCTCGTTGCCTCTTTGCATGTGGCCGTTGCTGAACGTATCCCGAGCAGGTTCTTCTGAAATCAACTCAAGGGCTAGTTGTGTCCTGTAGTTTCGTCTTCCGGCTGATTCCGCGCCACCCTTCCCCTTGGACATGACATCGGCAATTCTTGACCCCGTAACCTTGCCCATGCGGAGACGACGCCACTCATCAGACCCTTGGACGATGTCGCTCATTGGTTTCTCCTCCGGGAGTAGAAATCTGCCATGTTTTATTGTCCAATTGCCGCGTCCAGGACCACTACTCATCATGTCCTCTTTTTCTCCAGCATCGCTACAGCATGGGCGTAGCTGCTGGCCGGGAGTTCTTTCAGACTGCTGATATTGTAGTAGGCGTTGAACTTGCCAGCGTCCTGCTTTACTTCGGCCATCATCGCGGCCAAATTCGCTTCCTGTTCGGCGTTGATAGGCACAGGCTTAGCTACCCCCTTACCCACGGCGCTGTTGGCGTCATCATCCTCCTGGGCAATACCGGCGACAGCAGCCAGCGAGTAGCGGCGGCAGTAGGTGATGGCGCTGCCTACCCCTTGTGCGTCCTGTTTCGATACCGGCGAGGAAATGGTGCTGCTCATCCACTGGCCGGATTTGTGGATAAGGACGGTTTCAACGGAGACGATGCCGCCCTCGTAGGATGGGCATTGTGAGACGGCCAGCCCGTGCTTGGCAAATACCGGGCGGGTGCAGTTGATGACCTCGGCAAGATCAGCGTATTTCGATTTAAAGTGGGGATTGCTACTGGTCTTGCTGGCGTTCTCAATCTCCCCTTGCGCCAGTACCAGAGCGGCGGCCAGTTCGTTGATCTGCTCGGATGATTGCATCACTTCCCCCCTTCCAGCCGTGCCAGCTCGGCACGCAATTCTTTGATTCTGGAGTCCTTGCGATTGGTGATGGTAGCGCGCAGTTCGTCAAGGCACCCCTCGAAAGAGTCTCCGACAACGCACTTTGAATCCTCATTATGGGTGCCAAGATGAATTGCAACCTTAGCGCCGTCATTATAGAGGGGGGTCGAGCCGATCTCGTAAATCTCGCTTACCAGTGCCCGGCTGTATCCGTTGGCTTTGGCGATCTCCCATGCCTGCTCGGCGGCTTCTTTTCTGGTCATCTCTCTTCTCCTTGGTCAATTTCCCGCTCACATGCGGGGCAGTTTTCAGCCTGGTAGCGCGGATGCCGTGGGCAGCGGACCTCGTGGCGAGGACGGCAGAGGTCGCAATCATCAGCACCGCACATGCACGGCTCTTTCATTTCTCCACCCCGTACACTTTGGCATAGAACTCATCATGCACCGGCAGCATCTCAATAGCGATCAGTGCCAGCGCGGTAAGGATGGCGGAAGTCAGGATGACCGCCGCGCAATTACCGAGAAATTCTTTCATTTGCTGACCTCCTCAAAACATTCAAGATACTTGCGGCTGCCGAACAACTTAGCTTCTCGCACCTGCATCGATTCTGTCGTGTAGTCGGGGAGAGCGAAGACTTCACTGACCAGCGACCTGCCGAAGGCGCCCATGCCGTTAAGGAACTCCACCAACTCCATCGCTGACACGTTGGCGTAACGGGCCTTGACCAATACCTCGGACAGCTTTCCCAGCTCGCCACAGACGCTGTGGGCGTCCTCCTGTGACATGGCACTGTGCGCACTGGTGGCCAGAAGGCCCATCATCAGCGTGATGCACAAAATCTTTTCCATCTCATTTTCTCCCGATTCGTTCAGCAAATTTCTCCAGTTTCTCTCTGGCCATCCGCGATGGATTGCCACCTGCTTCCCACTTGACCACGGTGCTGATACTGACTCCGATATCGGCGGCGAACTCCTGTTGTGTCATACCTGCCGACTCGCGTAAACCCCTGACGAAGTTCAATTAACCACCCCCTTTCGATGGTGTGAATATACTAGTAATATTACCTGCAAGTCAACACAAAAAAACAGGCGGCTGCATTTTTCGCAACCGCCCGTAATTATTTGCTGTAGCCGTTTTCTAGGTCAGTGATGTACAGAAGCAGTTTGCGCGTATCCTCCCGCCCAAGGGTGATTCCCCCATCAGCGGTCTGCGTTACCGCCAGCGTCGGCTTTGCCGGTCTCAGCGGCATTTGTGGGCACGTTGGCAGGCACCCCGAAATGAGCGGCAAAAGCGCCAGCAGGATCATTGTCAATCGCATCGCGTATCCTCTGCCGTTGGGCTTGCGCCCGGTCACGGTCCCACCGCTCGAGCATGTCGAGCAGCAGGGAGACGAGCCGGGCGACGATTTCGACAACTGCGGGGGTCACTTCTTGCTTTCGCGGATCTTAGAGATCAGCGCAAGAACACCGGCCACGCCAGCCAGCAGGCCGGTAATCAGCCCCTCACCCGTGGCGACGTCTTCCGGGGTCATGACGTACCCGAACATGCCAAGAATAAATGCGGCCAGGCCAAGGACGAATGCGCCAATGCGCCCCCAAATCAACGATGCTGCGATAGAGTCTTTCATGATACCTCCTGTGTGTTTGCGGTCGATTTGACCAGTTTACGGCTTGACTTGCAGGATGCCGCTCTTCTTTTTATCCCAATTCCTGACATCGAAATGCAGCCAGTTGACGCCAATTTCAACGCAGGTGATGAACTCGAAATCCGGGTGGAATGGATCGGACAGGATATCGCGCCTAATGGCTTCTGCGGTGGTTGCAGTCGGCCATACGTCCATCGCCCTGCCGAACAGATGCTGGCTGATGCTGTCCGGTTTGTTGGTCTTGTTGTCTGGCGGTCTGTATCCGCGTTCAGAGAAACGCCCGCCCTTGTAGTAGTCGTTCCCCTGCATCGGCCCGTATCTCTCCCGCAGACGGTCGCAGGTGACGAGTACTCGGCTATCCATGGCCAGCCAGATTTTATCTGCCTTGCTGGCCATCAGGGACAGGTAGCCTTGCGGGAAAAACTCTTCGATGCGGTAATGCTTTGGCTTGTAGATCATAGGTGTTTCTTACCTCGCTGTTTTATACAGCCACTCGCTGATGATGATGCCGACGATTGTACGCCCGTGCTTCTATTTCATAGCGGATAGCCAGATAGGCTTCTTTGTGGCGCTTGCCGCGCAATCTTCCCCGCATGTAATCACATGCGTAGACAGCAAGGAACTTAGTTCATGGCCGCGCTCGTGCTTGCGGTCCCATACCTTCATGATCTCCGGGGCCAAACGCAGTACCCCGCCGAGTGCCCCGCCTATCAATGCTTCAATCGCCATCACGACACCCTTTCGACAAAG